TATATGACGAGGGAACAAAGAGTTACCTTATTAATTTTGCCCCGTATGCAATGAAAACGAATCTACCCCGTATTATTCACTGGGCTGACCATATGGCGTGTTCGGTGGAAAACGATAAGACACGTTTTTAATAATACAACATATTTATCTTAGGGACGCCTTCGGGGTTCCTATCCCGTTATCCAATAGTGGAAACGGAAACTTATAAAAAGGAGAAGTATATGACAAAGTGGACAGTACAGCGAGTACCAAAATCGGTTATTGAGAAGGAAATTGAGTTCAATCGTGATAATTTGTTAAACACGTTTGACAGGTTTTTTGATGAGGCTTTCCGGGGACAATTCCCAGATGTATACAAAAATTTTGGAATTGAACCATTCAGTAAGGCAGCATATCCAAAGGTTAACGTGTTGTCGTTTGACGATAAAGTTGAAATTGAAGCAGAAATTGCAGGATATAACAAGGAGGACATCTCAATTCAGATTGAGGACGATGTTCTAAGTATTGTTGGAAAGACTGCACAGCAGGGTGAGCAAACTGATAAATCTGTTTATCTACTTCGTGAATTGAAGCGTAGCTCGTTCAGTCGTTCATTTAGACTCACTGATCAGCTGGACCCCGAAAAGGTCGAAGCGGCTTTCAATAATGGGTTACTTCATATTACTATTCCACGTAAAGTTCAAACTAAGGAGAACAAAGCGAAGACTGTGGTAATCAAGTAATTAAAACTTAAAAAATGGAGGTCTAGTATGTGTGGATGTAATGATTGTAATTGCGGTTGTTCCACCATTAACATAACTTACTAACGAGGGGGTGATCCTTCAAAAGTTATGTTCAACTAGTAACCCTTATTACTATGGAGAATCAGCACGACTAGGGAGCACAAGTTCTCTAGTCGTGTTTCGCTTGAGACATATATGAATACACGAAAATCGTTAATAACCATCACATCACTTACCGCAACATTTGTCGCACTCTGTGCCGCAATATTTTCCGTCACGGGTATTGCCAAATTGTTCGCAGGTGCTGCATTGAGTGCGGGTGTAATGGCAGCAGCATTGGAACTGGGAAAGATTGTCAGTATTTCGTTCTTATATCAATACTGGAAAGAAATCCCAAAAACACTTAAATACTATTTGTCGGTTGCTGCGGTAATATTAATGGTTATTACGTCTGCTGGTATCTACGGATACCTTTCATCTGCCTATGCAAAGGTGTCTGCAACTCCATTAGCGTTGAATGCAGACATCCAAACAGTTCAAGGAAGAGTGGGTAGTCTAGAACAAGATATTAAACGTAAAGAAGATCGTCTTAATCAATTAATAACATTACGATCTCAACAAGAAACCCGTTTGGATAATATGGTATCTAAGTCCACAACAGGAAACAGTTCGACTATTCGTACGGCACAAAACGCATTAAATCAAGCAGACAGAAATGTTACGGCATTACAAAAAGAAATCTCTAACCTTTCAGCACAGCGAGATAGCCTCAATGGAATCAGTATTAGCAAACGTGTGGAAATTGAAACAAACGGTGATGTTGGCACTTTCATCTATATTGCAAAAGTACTGGGCACTGACCTTGATACGGTGGTCAAATGGTTCACGCTCGTCATTGTATTAGTTTTTGATCCGTTAGCGGTAGCATTAGTAATTGCAGTTAATTTTCTCATAAAAAATGCAACCCTCGTGTCTAGTAAACCTTCATATAAAATACAAAATGATAATACCGAAGTGTTTACCGTAGAAGATACCGAGCCATATGAAATGTATTATAAAGAAAATAATATAGATGAAAATGTTATAGAAATGGAAAGTTTACATCTAGCCCAAGAGGCAGCAGATCCTCAATATTATGCTAGAGGTGATTTTGACTGGTCTAATGAACTTATGTGGAAATACAACCCAAAAGCAATAGAATATTATAACAGAGAAATTCTTCCAAGAAAACAGTAAACTATTGACAAACTATCAGTAATAGGTTAGATTTATTGTATCTCAACAAACGGTTATATATATGCCACATAATGTTGGTTATTGTTGTATTAACATGACGTTGAACAAACAAAAAATTACTACTGGGCGTGGTATGATTCAACGTACCTTCAAAGAAAAGGGGTTGAACTATGCGTCTGAACTTGCCCTTGCTAATGCACGTGATCTTGTAAAAATCTTACAATGGAATGCCGATAATAACATCACGGTATTCCGAATGGGGTCGGGTATTTTCCCGTGGGGTACGGAGTATGATCTGTACGACCTTCCGCACATCAACGAAATTGCACGAACACTGGCAAATGCCGGTATTCTTGCCACATCCACAAAGCAACGTGTCACGGCACACCCTGATCACTTTGTCAAATTGGGATCGGAAAAGGAATCCGTTGTACTTAATTCTATCAAAGATTTAGAACTACATTCTAAAGTTTTTGATATGATGGGACTGAGCAATACACCATACAACGCACTCAATATCCATGTCGGTATGAATTTTTCTCAAGACACGGCGTACCGATGGATTGCAAATTATCATAGACTGTCTAAAAACTGTCAATCACGGTTGGTAGTAGAAAATGACGACAAAGAGAAGGCATTTTCTGTACGCCAACTCTATCATTATTTACACAACGTAATTAATATTCCAATTACATTTGATTATTTCCATCATCAATTTCATCCTGATGGATGGGATTCAAAAGATGCTGCTAAAATAGCAGCAGGTACATGGCCAGAAGGAATTAAACCACTTTTCCATTACAGCGAGAGTAAAAATATCAATGAGAACGTATCGGGAAATCCTCGGGCACATGCTGATTATGTGTTTAATGTACTTGATGATTACGGTCTTGACATAGACGTTGATCTAGAAGCAAAAGCAAAAGAACTTGCCCTCTTCAAATACAGGAGTTTAACGTGATGATTAGTTTCGCCGTAACTACACATAACGAAGGACAGTATATTCAAGATCTATTGGATCAACTGGTACCATATTGTGAAAAAACAGGTGATGAAATTGTCGTAGTAGACGATAATTCTACAGATCCATTTACTGTAAATGTTTTAGAGGGATATGAACGTTCCAATTCTATTAAGTTGCACAACCATGCACTGAATAATAATTTTGCGGCACATAAAAACTTTTTGGCAGAACAATGTAAAGGTGATTATATTTTTCAAGTAGATGCTGACGAAACATTTCATCCCAACCTTTTAACCTATCTTCACGACATTGTTGACAACAATACCAATATTGATCTGTTTCTTATTCCTCGTGTTAATGTGGTCAATGGACTAGTAGACGAAGATATCAAACGTTGGCGATGGCAGGTAAACGAACACGGGTGGGTCATGTTCCCAGATTATCAAACTCGTTTGTATAAGAGCCACGTTGATATTCGTTGGGAAGGGGTAGTTCACGAACGTATTGTCGGGTTCAAAACAATGGCCCCGCTCCCAGCCGAAGAAGAATGGTCGTTATATCACATTAAAGATATTGATCGGCAACGTAAACAGAACGATTATTACGCAACTATTCAGAGGTAATCATGAGAGGACAAGCATTAACATATGACGATATTACACTCATACCACGATATAGTGAAATTGAAAGCCGTCAAAAAATTGACCTTACAACTCAATTAACAACTAATTATAGTATTGGGGTTCCGTTGATTGCTTCTCCAATGGATACTGTGTGTGATTCCGAAATGGCTATTGCTATGGCAGAATTGGGTGGCGTGGGATGTATTCATCGTTTCAATACTATTACGGAACAGATGAATGAAGTTATGTTAGTGACGAAAAAACTACATACTTTTTTTCTGATGCAATCCCAAGTAATTCCCGTTATGGCGGCAATCGGAGCAAATGGTGATTATTTAGAACGGGCACACGCCCTTGTTTCTGCTGGAGCAAACGTTATATTAATTGACGTAGCACACGGACATCACAAATTTGTTAAAGAAGCAATCAACACGTTAAAATATCAGTTACCGTCACACGTAGATATTATTGCTGGAAATGTTGCAACTGCCCACGCCGCAGCAGATCTTGTTGAGTGGGGGGCAGACGCAATTCGGGTGGGGATTGGTGGAGGATCGCTGTGTACCACTCGGATCAAAACAGGGTTTGGTGTCCCAAATGTTATGTCATTAGAACGTTGCGCCAGTGAGGTTACGGTTCCAATCATTGCGTGTGGTGGTATTCGGAACAGTGGAGACATTGCAAAGGCATTAGCAGTTGGCGCAAGTTCGGTTATTCTGGGATCACTTCTTGCAGGAACCAAAGAAGCGCCTGGAGCAATCATTGAGAAGTCAAATGGGTTATATAAGAGATATCGTGGGGCTGCTTCATTGGAGACGAAGACGGTTCACGGTCAAGCTACTCGAAATGTGGAAGGCGAGTCTACTATCGTTCCGTTCAAGGGTAGCGTGAAATTCGTTGTGGAGGGGTTGTTGGATGGCTTGCGGTCTGCATTATCCTATGCCGGAGCAAACAATCTAACGGAGTTCAATCCAGACTATGTACAAGTCACAAACGCCGGAATGAACGAGGCCCGTCCCCACCTTCTGTGAGGAATTTATGAAAAAACTTATTTTGGTACTTGTAATTTTAATTACGTCTGTGTATATTGTTGATAGACTTCCAAATGTTACGGTTACACCGATTCCAAAGTCTAAACCTACGCCGGTTGAAATGTTTATGGATCGCATTGCGTCAATTGAGACACCGGGCGGAACCCATAGAACAGTCAATCAGTTCGGTATGATGGGACGTTATCAGTTTAGTCCATCTACCGTTCGGGTTTTAGGATTTCGAGTAACGCAACATCAGTTTTTAAACAACCGACAGATCCAAGATACCGTGATGTTACGATATATGAAGGTCAATCATCGTGAATTGTCATGGTATATTCGTCGGTATAGTGGAAAAGTAGTGAATGGGGTCAAAATTACCCGTGCAGGTATCCTTGCCGGAGCGCATTTTGCGGGAAGTGAGGGGGTAAAAGCATTTTTCCGTACCGGAAGTAACAGAACTGATGCAAATGGAACGTCGGTAGCAAAATATATGTCAAAATTTAGTAATTTCCACCTACCAGAGATCTAATGATAATCGTTATTACAATTTTAGGTATACTAAACATAGGGTTAGGGTATGCAACCTATAATCTACTGAAAAAATTAGAAATTTATGAAAAAAGTATAGAGGAATTCTATACTTCATTGTCTTTTGTACTCCATACGATGAGAACATTAGACGAAAAACAAATGTTTGAATCAGATGACGAAGTGGGGACGGTATTTAGGCAAATGTCCGACATACTGTTCACGCTTCGTCCAATAATTTATGGAAAGGAGCAAAATGAAGAAAAAGACTGACCTAGAAATTCGTCGTGCCAAGCTGGGTAAGGTATATTTCACCCAAGATACGGAACGAGCAATTGTAGAATACAATAAATCTTCCGATCAAGAGGAAAGAGATCAAATATTTAGAGAACGAATACACGCACCAATTGATAAATTAGCAGAAAATATAATTAATAGATTTAAATTTCCTTATATAGATGGAAATTTTGAAGATATTAAGAATCAGGTAGTATCATTTCTAGTACTTAATTTACACAAGTTTACGGAAGATAAAGGTAAGGCATTTTCATATTTTTCTGTGGTAGCAAAAAACTATTTAGTATTACACAACAATAATTCGTATCGTGATGAATTGCGATCAACTTACATAGTAGATTCGTCAACCGACGAGTCGTATTTATTGGAGGAAGTACTAACAACAAAACCAGAAGTTGAATCTTCTCACAAAGATACTAGTGATTTTGTAGAATTGTTAATTCAATATTGGGATTTTAATTTAGATAGAATTTTTAGGAAAAAAAGAGACAAGGAAATAGCAAATGCTGTAATAGAATTAATGAAACGCGCAAACACAATAGAAAATTTCAATAAAAAAGCACTATACGTACTAATTCGTGAAATGACCAACAATAAAACGGTTCATATCACGAAAGTTATTAATAAGATGAAAGTACATGTTTTGGAACAAATGAAAGAATATCGCCGGTCAGGATATTTATCAGATCCATCCATGCTTTTTGTCTATAATCAAGAAAAATAACTATTTATGATATAGACCTTCACTCTATAGAAATTGCTTATGGCATTTGATACGGAAATTTTTGACGGAAAAACATTGGCTGATCTGTTCTCGGATATCTACAAAAATACAGATAAAAAACGAGAACAGATCAATCAATTTGTGGCAAGTTTTGTTAAACTAATCAAAACCCCAGAAGACGCAGCCGTCCTCGGACCAGTTATAAAAGATTTTTTGGATGTAAATGTTAAAAATGACGAACATTTGGTTAGACTTGCACAGATAGCACAACGATTGGTCATGGTATCCAGTAAAGGATCTTCGTCCGGCGACATGTTGAGCGAGGAAGAAAAAATGCAACTGTTAAAAAATATAAAAAGTGATTTTGAAACGGTTATTGCAGAACAAGACGACTTAGAAAATACGATTCATCGGATAAAACCGTAATATGGCATCTGGAGACAAGTGGGTTTATAGAGGAAGGCCTGGTGGAATGCTGGCTACGTCAGGAACAACTGATTCAGCCAGACCTATAACAACACCCATACATGAAGCAATCGTTGAAGATGTAATATTAGATCATCTTCATCCAAAATATTCGTCGGACGGGTATAACGTAGGGATGATAAAAATCAGAATATTTTCAGTAGATAATAGTAGAGATTCCGAGACACTGGATTGGGCTCAGCCGATTGATGCAACAATACAAGAACTTCCATTAATAGGTGAGTTGGTAATAGTACAACGAGTACTAGGAGACTATTTCTACAATAGAAAAGTTTATCTTGCACACAGAATACAAGAAAACGGTATGTTAAATCTATCAAAGCAATTAGATAACAGACCGGCTAAACTTGGCAGAAAAATAACTGCTACACAAACTGAAATTCAAAAGGAAGACCACGAGTTTGGGCAGTATTTTAAGCCTGATAATAGAGTACGACCACTCAAACATTTTGAGGGAGACGTTCTCATTCAAGGACGCATGGGACACTCAATCAGGTTTGGTTCAAGTCAGATGGATCCAAGTAGTAAAGGAATGGCACCCAACATAATATTACGGACTGGACAGGCAAAGGATGCAGAAACTAAAAATTGTACGACGGATAAAGTCTTTGGATTAACGTTAGAGGATATTAATAGAGATGCATCATCTTTGTGGATGACTTCGGATCAAACAGTTCCTTTTGAACCCATCACGTTGAATGCGGGATCATTTTACAGATCTATTTTAAATCCACCACAAAAGTTTGATAAAGCACAGATTATATTGAATTCTGATAGAATAATTTTGGATGCAAAGAAAACACATATCATGATGTTTTCAAATGAAGAAATATATTTGAATAGCTTTAAAAGAACGTCAATAGACGCAGATGAAAGCATCATATTAACAGCAAACTTAGACGTACAGATAAACACCAGTAGAAATATTGATAACGTTGCAGATGAAGATTTTACTGTAAAAGCCGGAAGTGATATATCTATGTTGGCTGGTGAAAAAATTTCTCTAGTGGGTAAAAAAATTCATTTGGGTGGAATACAAAATGATGCAGAACCCGTGGTTGGTGGAACAAGTTTATCTATATTTTTAGCCAGGTTAATACAAGCTATTATGGGACTAGGAATAACACCCCCGCAAATACCCACATACCAGTCGGCAGGATTATCTGGACCAACTATAAATATTCCGTCAGCAATAACTCCTGGCACTTCTGCATTTTTTCATGTACAAACACCAACTGGACCAGGAGTATTGATGCCGCAGATAGTAACCGCGCTAACGGCACTACACACCGAGTTAGTGTCACCAAACCCAGGATCACAAAAATCTTCACCGTTTTCTGGAGCACCATTTAATAGCAATGATGTGTTTATTGCAATGTCAAATCAAGACGTAACAACTGCAATTGTTAAAAATGAATTTGAAAACGGAACACAAATTAAAACTGAAAACAATCAATGGCTGTTATCAGACAGCTACTATAAAGTAACCTAATATGTCAGATCCAATAAAAGACGCAATTAATACCGTACAAGCAAAGAATTCTGATGGTAGAAAACTATTTGATTTGGCAACCAATAAAATTTCCAATAATAATGTGGAAAAATTAAAAAAATTACCGATTACTAAAGATCCCGTATTAATAAAAAAAGAAAAAGAGGCGGAAGTTTTAAAAAAGAAAACGGAGGCAGAAGAACTTAAACTAAATGCCAAACAAATTTTAATTAATGAAGGAAAAACAAAGTTAAAAGACTTCATAGTGGCATCTATTCCATTTCCGCCAAAATTACCATTTATTGATCCAAAAATAATTCAAGCGGTTGATATAGCCAAGCAATTAAAAAAATTGGCAGGTGAAAAAAAAGAAACAAGTAAAAATAATCTGGAAAAGGGGAAAGAGACATATACATACCCACTAACTCCAGTAAAAAAAACAGAACCCACACCAGAACCGCCAAAAATTCCAGAAGCATCTCCCCCACCCCCGACAATTTCTACTAAAATGAAATATTTTATAGAAATAAATTCTAAATCAAACAAAGGTTTGTGGGCAGTGCTGATATATGATAATACTGATGGCAACCGAGATTTTCTGGATAGTAAATATTATTCAAAATCAAAATATTCAACGGAAAACGAAGTAAAAACAGAGGTAACTAACCTAATTAAATCTAACGGCCTAATAGGATTCCCACCCCAGCCGGATTTCACTTTTTGATAATAATACTCATGGTTAAGGAGATTATAAATGGATAAGCAATTATTAAAAGCATATATTCGTACAATTGTTGAAGAAGAAGTTGAACGAATTTTACCGAAAATGTTAGCAGAAGCAGTTAACGAAGTAAAACAATTGACAGAAATAAAAACGTCCGTAGCAGCTCCGATAAAAAAACCTTCGCTTGATAGAAAACGGTTTGCAGAGCTCATGGATATATCTTATGACGGCAACACGTTACGTGCGGCCACCAATAATATGACAGTACCGCTCCCAGAAAATACTCCTCATGATGCTGACCCAGAAGTAATAAAAGCAGTTACAAAAGATTATTCTGCCATTATGAAAAAATTAGGGTTAAGTTGAGATAATACATGACTCAAGCGCTTGGAATAACCCTACCCATCAGAATAGGAAATACTGGCTATTTTGAGCAAGGATTTGATACTTTAACACAAGTTAAATCAAACTTTATAAATTTGATACTTACTAGAAAGGGGGAACGTGTACATCAACCCGAATTTGGGTGTGGTATACACGATTATCTCTTTGAGCAATTGACGCCAGAAAATATTGAAGGTGCTCGGTTATCGGTTATAGATGCAGTAGAACGTTGGATGCCTTTCTTAGAATTGGTACAATTTGAGTTAGGTGCGGGACCAACTGAAATAGACAATAACACACTTCGTTTATATGTCGGGTACAGACTTAAAAAAAACCCAAACATCAGAGATACCATCATTCTGACGTTTTAGGAGATAATCAATGGCGGTAAACCAATCAATTACACGAAAATTTACACCAAATTTTAAAGAAGTTAATTACTTAGCAAAAAATTTTTCTGAATTCCGTCAAAATTTGATTGAGTTTGCTAAATCATACTACCCTAATACTTATACGGATTTTAATGAAGCATCTCCCGGCATGATGTTTATGGAAATGGCCGCATATGTAGGGGATGTACTATCATTTTATATTGATAATCAATTTAAAGAAAACTTATTATTGGTGGCGACGGAAAAACAAAACGTAATTCAGATTGCTCAAGCATTAGGTTATAAACCAAAATTAACTGCAGCTGCAACGGTTGAGGCGACTATTTTTCAAATGGTACCTGCATTAGGATCTTTACGGCAATATGAACCCGATAAGCGATTTTTCTTAAAAGTACTGACTAATTCAAAATTTTCTACAGATACACCGCCTATACAAAGTTTCCGATCCGTGGAAGATGTGGATTTTGCTGACCCAACGAATAGATCTATACGAATACTTTCTCGGGACATAAACAATGCACCCACCATGTATGTGGTTTCAAAAAAGATAAAATTGGTATCCGCTGATACAAAAGTTGCAACGTTTTCTTTTGGTTCTGCACAAAAATTTTCAAAAATAGAATTGAATGAACCAAATATCATAGGAATACAATCGGTGGTTGATTCGGATGGGTATACTTGGCATGAAGTAGACTATTTGGGGCAAGATTTATTATTAGAAGAACGTACAATACAAGTTAGAGACGATGCGGGATATTTGTCTGAATCTACGTTAGAAACAGGCTCATTACCACCTGCTAAATTGGCAATTTTAAGAAGAAGACCACGTAGATTTGCAACAAGAATCAATTCTTCCATGAAAATGGAACTTTGGTTTGGTTCCGGAACAGGAGAAATGGATAGTGATCTTGTTACACTAAACTCTACACAAATTGCAAATTCAAAGTACAATCAAGTAATTGCAAATACTTCGTTGGATCCATCTGACTTTATATCAAGTGATACATTTGGAATGGCTCCTGCAAATACTACGTTAACTGTCACGTATCTTATTGGCGGCGGCGTTCAATCAAACGTTTCATCAAATACAATAAATAAAGTAGATTTACCGTTGGTGGCCAATACGATAACTGACTACCAACCTGCGGAGAGAAATTTATTTTCTCAAATAGTTGCAAGTCTAGCAATTTTAAATGACGAACCTGCACGTGGTGGTGGAAACGCAGAAGATGTTGAAGAAATTCGTCAAAACGCTCTAGCATTTTTCAATGCACAAAATCGTGTAGTCACTGATAAAGATTACATGGTTAGATCCCTTGCAATGCCATCTAAATTTGGACAAATCTCAAAAGTATTTGTTGTTCGTGACGAACAAATTAACGCAATCGGCGAACAAGACCCGTCCAATTTAGTAGTAAATAACGACCAAGACCCATACAATAATAGAATATATGTAAAAGATCCAGTGGCGCCAAATTCTATAAACTTATATGTTCTTGGTTATGATTCAACCGGTAAGTTGGCAACATTAAATACACTGGTTAAGAAAAATCTTGTTAAGTATTTAGAACAATATAGAATATTGACGGATGACGTGAACATTCTCGATGCGTTTGTTGTTAATATAGGAGTAGAGTTTAATATAGTAGTATATAGAACCTATAATATGAACGATGTTGTTGCACGTTGTATAGATGCAATAAAAGAATTTTTTGATATTAAAAAGTGGCAAATAAATCAACCCATAATAATGAATGATTTGCGATTGGTAATAGGTTCGGTGGACGGAGTACAAACAGTAGTTGATGTATTAATTACTAACAAGTATAAATTTAAAGACGGTCGTGATTATTTTGAATATAGGTATCCAATTGAAGAGGCAGTGGTCGATGATATTGTATACCCGTCATTAGACCCATGTATTTTTGAAGTCAGATACCCAGAAACAGATATTGTGGGTCACGCTCGTCAATAAATGAGATAAATTATGAGAACTTTTTTACCTATATCTCAAGATGCAACAATATACCAGAGATATCCTGATAATAACACGGGTCTAGATGAAATTATAGAAGTCGGCAAAGTTATTAAACCATTGGACGGAGTGGGTAAGTATGCATCTGGCTCTGCACGGATAGTATTGAATATTGATATCCCCTCAGAAAACCAATATCCAACGAATTCCGTATATTATTTGAATCTTAGAATAGCAAATGCCAAAAACGTAACACGGTATCAACAACTTAACGTCTACCCAGTATCGCGTAGTTGGACGGAAGGAAGTGGATATTTTTATCAAGATGTAAAAAATATGCAAGACGGTGTTACTTGGAACGTTGCATCTCCGATTGTTAGTTGGTCATTGTCTGGGAGTGATTATGTTACAACTCCATCTGCTTCATATACTTTTTCAAGGGTACCAATTGAAGATATAAAAATTGATGTTACACAAATAATACGTCCCGTTGTATCGGGATCAAATGAATTTGCGTGGAACGGATTGATAGTAAAGTTCCCAGACACGGACGAACAACTTACTACAAATACAGGAAACATTAAATTTTTTTCCTCAAATACCCACACGATATTTGCTCCCAAACTAGAAGTGTTATATAATAATCAAACATTTATTACAGGTAGTTTAAAACCGATCTCAACGGGAAATATTTCTATCATACCAAAAAATTTGAAAACTGCATACACGGTAGGTGAAATAGATAAAGTGTATCTTGTCGTTAGAGATAAATTTCCTGATAAACGGTTTGATGAAGCGCAACGATACAAGACAAAATATTATTTACCATCATCATCACTTTACAGAATAAAAGATCAAGTATCTGGTATGACAATTCATGATTTTGATCAATATTCTACAATTAATTGTGATACGTCTGGATCGTACATACTATTGGATACTACGGGGTTTGACGTTGATAGATACTATACAATAGACTTAAAAATTTCTTCGGGACAACAAGTGTGGTTTCCAGAATTTGATTACTCATTTAAAGTAGATAGAAATGGCTAATAATATTTTAAATTCGTATATATCAAAAGTTTTAGTAGAACTAAATCGTAACAATGATGATGTTATTAAAGTATCAACTAACTATCTGTCACCGGAAGGCGACGAATATGTGTTGGATAGACAAACTGTATCACCTATATTAATACAAACCACACAATCGTTACAAGAACTGCAACCTGAAGTATCTAATGTATATCCATTTAAAATCGTCACTCCATTAGACTTTGATGGAAGTACTATAATTTTAAGTCCAAGCGTTGACACACAACCAACTGCATCACAAGGATATTACGTACCAATTTATTTTGAAAGGTACAATACAGAAGTAGTTCAGGCAATAAATACAGAATTCACAGAACTAATCTTGGTAGAGGAAACTGGATTAGAAGTGTTGGGTGAATAATTATGCCAAATCAAAATAATTTTAGAAGTGACGTAACAAATATACAGGATGTAAGATTTTCTGCTTCAAGAATTGTTAGAATTCCTGAAGAACTGATTTTATTTGAAGAAGTTCCTGCCAGCTTTGCATTTGACGCGGACGATAATATAGAAATTCATTTTTATACAATTCCCGAAAATCAGTTACTACTGAGCACTGTTATTAAAACGGCAGAAAATATAATAAAATCACACATTATATCGTATGCAGATGGTACTTATAAAAATTATATAAGAATAGATTTCACAAAACTATTTATTGATAAAGAGTTAGTATTAATACCTGGTGATTATAAAATGACGTTGAACCTATTTTCCGATGAAATAGGTAGTTATGACACCAAAAAGTTAAATATTGATATAATATCAGACTCACGTACAGAAGTACAGTTATCCTTTAATGACACTATAGATGATGTATATTTTAAACAAAATTCTTACTTATTAAAAGAATTTTTAGAAAAAGCATTTAATAAAACCGATGCAGTGGGGTTTGCACAAAAAGTATTTATTTCGGGAGTTGAATTGAATGATCCAACCGAAGGGATAAATGCAACCAACATATTACAAAATCTTGAAGTGGGTGGGATACAAACTACGGAAGACACTGTAGATAGAATTGAACGTATTAATTTACGAGAAATTTTTGAGACGCAATTGAACGATTTTGTACAAGATTTGTTTAAATATATTAGAGAAGAAATAGTTATTAAAGGAGATGATAGAATCCAGCAATATGAGTACCAAAAAGTTATAACTGATATAGTTGAACAAAAAATAAAAAATTTACGACAAACCGTAGATTCTAGAATCGTGGTTAGTTAATTAACTGGACGGATATATAACATGGCAATTTTTCCATTTGGATTCAACGACGAACAATATATAAACTCACAAATTACGCCATCCGACGAGGACACACAGGTCGGTTCAGGAGCCGGTACTGGTATAGGTGGAGGAACGGGAATTCGTAGACCAATTCTTGACAATGAAGATACAACTAGTACTATAACTGACAGTACAGGAACCGGAACTGGTACTGGAACTGGTACTGGAACAGAAACCGGAACTGGTACTGGAACAGGAACCGGCACTGGTACTGGAACAGGAACCGGAACCGGCACTGGTACTGGAACTGGTACTGGTACTGGAACAACCACGGTAAATAGAGGTTGTCAAGCAGATGATGAATGTCCACGGGGATTTTACTGTGATTTTACAACAACTACCGTAATTGGTGATGATTTAACTAACCAATACGGATCATGTAAACAAACTCCGACTGAGGGTACTGGAACCGGCACTGGTACCGGAACCGGCACTGGTACCGGAACCGGCACTGGTACCGGAACCGGCACTGGCAGAACTGGTACTGGGGGAGAGGGAGAAAAAATTGCTTGTTGTGGCCCAATTACGGAATACAAATGTGTGCGAGGGTTTGCTGGTCCAGATTGTCCTCGTGGAAGTGGTGAATGTACACCAGGTGAAGACTGCGGTGCTCCTCCCAAATGTGATACCACAGTAAAAACAACAGCTTGTTCTAAAATATTAGGTGACGAATTTAGTGGAGTTGCGGTACAAACGATATCAATTGAAGGTAGTCCCGCAGGTTGCGTTGCAGCAGCAGCAAGTGATTGGAACACTGACGATTGTCAAAAAATAGATACAAATACACCATGTAATACGGTTACCGAAACCGTGTCGTGTACAACCCTTATAAATGATGGTAAAACGTATTCTGGAAGTGCATCTAGAATAATATTAAAAACTATAAACGGACAACCAACACCTTCCGGGTGTACTATACCTGATACTTCCAGTGACTGGGACACTTCTGGCTGTAGAGTAGTGGCAACCGAGGAATGCGAAACCACAACACAAACTATAGCTTGTACAAATATCGGAGCCAACTATGTTGCGGGAACGGCAACTAGAACCGTACTTAGGAAAATAGATGGAAACAATACGCCTCGTGGGTGTAGTGCACCAACTGGTTTATCAAGTGACTGGGATGTTAGAAACTGTATAATAAAAGAAGATGACCCGCCCGACAATCGTCCACGAATATGTGGCAGTACAACCAGAGTACCTCTTGAATCGTTGGCATTATACACCGAGTCAACGGACGCTGCGGGTGAGTGCCTGGTTAGACGACAATATAGACTGTGTGGAACTTCAGAAAGTTCATTAGGCATTCCACCTGCCAACTTAGTACTTAGTAGTGATAATCTGGGTGCCTGTTACGGACCACCTCAACCACGATATAGAATTTGTGGCTCTACAAATGAAATTGAAGGGACGCCACCAAGTTCTCTTGAAGAGGGACAGGATCAACGGGGCGTTTGTTATAGAACACCCATAACCCATCGTATCTGCGGAAATCCAGACGCGCAGAGTGGATATGCACCAGAAGGATACAGACAATCAACCGATCAATATGCAGGAACTTGTTATAGAGCACCTGAGTTTTGGCGACTGTGCGGAACAACGGAACGTCGAGAAGACCAAGTTCCATCTGGATATGAACAGTTCTCAGATAATTCTGGAGCTTGTTATGGTCCATATTTTACTTATTGTAATTCTCCCGATATTAAAAATTTAGGAACAAGACCATCTGACGATAGATATGAGTTTGATACTCAACGATTCTGCTGGAAAGAAAAGGTTATAATTCCGCCACCAGAAGAAGTATGTGAATGTCATGTTGCATCTGGATATAACGGTACCGTAACGTATGTACCGTGTGGTGGAACGGTTCAACAATACACTACTATACAGCTTGTTGGTGTTGATGTTGGTTTTTGTGCAAGTGATAAATATGCAGTTCTTTCCAATGGTGGAACAGTAGTTAAAAACCTAAATACAAATTGTAAAAATAAGCAATCAGTTTGTATAATAACACCGCCACCGGACCCAGAATATCGTATATGTGAAACTCGTGCAATAGTAAAGGGAACTCCGCCTGCAGACTTTGTTCAATCTACTGATAGATTTGAGGGAGTATGCTATAGACGTAACGTAATTGAAGAAAAAACATATCGTATATGTGGAGAACCTGCGTTATTAAAAGGAACACCGCCTGCAGAATTAATTGAATCACGAGATCAATATCCTGGCGTTTGTTATAAACCACGAGAAATTCCAATAACACATCGTATTTGTGGCGATCCACAGTTACGTAGTGGTGATCCACCAGAAAATTATGTACAAGATTCTGACCAATATGGCGTGTGTTTCAAGCCAGAACCAGAATGGCGTAGTTGTGTCGATGGTAAAGTATATAAGGGATTACCACCTGCTGAGTACAAGCAACTAGTATACCCAGGACCAGTCGGTGGAGTATGTTGGGAACCTGCAAGTATAGTCGGCTTTGAACCAAGTTTAGCAAATGCATTTAACTTTTTATACAAACGTGGTAGTGGAGATTATCCAACTGCTGTCCGAGCAACGGCAACTAACCCATCATATGCAGCTTCATATAGGGTTACTATGAACACAAACAGTAAAATAAAACTAAATAATGGTGACGGTACTCTACAATTTTTACTACAACCGCGAAGTTCGTACGAATTTACAGTAAATGTTACTCCTGAATTATATGAACAACTTGGTGATGGATCTAGTAATCTATCACTTGACGTTGATATAACTGAATTATAACATGCCAATACGAAATTATGTTACGGGTGATGTTCCCTACTTAACTTCATATGAACCGTTTACGTTACCCAATGGCATAACGCAAGTGGACTTCATAAGTCAAATGATTTCGTATAATTTACAACCGTTAAAAACTCCAACCGAAATAACATATTTTATTGGTGCAGAAAATTCTTATGTTACAACGTTAGAAATAAAAAATTTGACGGATAATGTAACATTGACTGGAACTATAACGTTTAACAAAGACGTATTTGTTATATACGACGAATTTAATAGATATATAGACGGAATAGATAGAGTAGAGTTTTCCTTAGAACCAGAAAAAATTGAATCATTTAAGATTGAAGTTAATAAAAAAATATTGAACAGTGTAATTTTAAATACACCACTTAATACGTTGATTAATATCACTATCAAAAATGTTACGACAAACGGATTAACGCTCAAAAAAATAAATCAATCTTCTTTGGCAGAAAGCACGTTCCCACAAAATATAACCGTAAAATAAACAATGTCAGAAAAGATAAATTTAAAAATTACATTTCCGATAAAAGTTCAAATTGTACCGATACAAAAACCCGTAGGATTGCGTGCTCCTATTAATGTACAAATAACTCCAACACCTACAGTAGAACAAATACTGGATGTTAATTATAACTTTACCATTAACACCGTACCAATTGAAGTTAATATATCCGAGCCATTAATAGTAACTGCATTTGATTTCTTAAACACCGCATTAAATACATACGTTGACGAAGATCGTACTCTAAAAACACTATTAAATTACGGCGAAGATCGTCAATCTGTGGTTTTAAATTATAGATATGGTCCGTTGGATATAGCGGGACTAAGAACAATTCAGTTAAAATTACTACAACCTGTTCCCTCTGATATAGCACCTACAACGCCCGTATTTTTATCCAGAGAAGTTGCAAAGAGTACTATTGATAAAGTTAGAGTAAGATTTGCTCCTCCTATTGATACCACACCATACCTTCGTCCAAAAAATACAGCAGTAAACACTGACGTGGAATTAGGAAAAACGGTGCGAAACGTTACATTAAATCGTCTCGCACTAAAAACAGGATCGGTGGGATCTGACGACGTTTATAAAAACAAAACGTTTGAAGACGAAATATTTAGACAGTGGTACTCATACGATTTTAATTCATCTGAATTAAACATAGACTTTACTAATTATAGTAATTTTATATTTTATGGATCTGCTGCAATGCGATTAGCGGCGTTCAGAGAAAAAATAATAAAGTTAGAAAGTATAGATAAAAATAGATTACAATTTTTATCATCATCAACGTATACAAATCTTACCGCATCTGTCGGATATAATTTCGTTCAAGAAAAAACGGCAGAATACGCAAAGGAAAAAGAAAATGTAATAAGATCGTTTGATAGATACGAACAGTATTTGTATTTCACACCATCCGGTTCTAATAGTGCATATAGTGCTTCTTTTGTATATGCGGACACGGGCACAGAGTATAATAATATTGGATACTGGCCCAAGACGGTATCAGGAAGTATACACTCAGTTTACAGTACAGAGGCGGTAAACTGGTATTCTACACAGAGTTTAATTGCCCAAAGATTTGATGAGTTTAATGAAAACAATTTAATCAATACTATACCAACGCACATACGTGAAGATGATAGTAATTCTGCATACATTACCTTTGTGTCAATGGTCGGACACTTTTTTGATCTCATTAAACCATATATTGACCACATGTCAGATGTGTGGAGTCGTAATTTAAATCCAAACACGGAATTATCAAAAGATTTAATTAATGAAATTGTAGAATCCGTTGGATTTAAATTGCCTACGTTGTATTCTACATTTGATCTGACAAATAATATTTTGGGAACAAATGATCAAACTCCTCGTAGAGATTTGGTGGCAGAAATTTACAAACGACTGTTACACAACTTACCATTTTTTACCAAGGCGAAAGGAACAAAAACTGCATTACAAACATTCATAAAATCATTTGGAATAACACCACAAATTTTTGATGTTAAAGAGATAGGAGCTCCTGTAACTAGTTCATATTATGTGTTTGATGAATTTACGCAAGGATTGGATTTTGACGAAACTAAAATAGCCTACGTTATTTTACCGTTCTATCTAGGTTCTAAAACATTACAGTTTAATTGTAGTGTTGCAAAAAGTAAACAAATGACTGTTCTAGTGGGTGATAATAAATGGGCATTAAATGTCGTTCCGCATCCATCAAATAAAACGTTGGGACGATTTGAATTAGCATCCGGTAGTGCTCATATACCAATTTTAAGTAGTAGTTATCAAGAAATCTTCGGAGATGAATTACTTAATGTAGCAATTAAAGTAAATGCTGGATATGCAAGTTTGTATGTAACGCAAGTAGAAGGAGAAGACATACTACATACATCGGCAATGTCGGAGAACAGTGCATTTGCTTCTTTATGGAATACTACTTCTATTCTGTATTTTGGAGGAGGTACATCAATCAGCGTTGGTAATTTTGATGGTACATTAGACGAAATGCGGTTATGGAGTGACGCATTGTCCGATGAAACTATTTTGAACACAGCGTTTGACCCAGGATCAAATGCAGGTGATACGTACGATGCTGCGTCAGATAAATTGTTGATACAACTTTCGTTTAACAAGTTAAATTCTGATCTACTTGTAGCATCTTCATCCCTTGTAAACGAAAGTCCATACAAAGATAAAACTTTAAATAACATAGATACGGTTCTCACATATAACATATCCGAATCGGATTTTTCACGGTATAATCGTACGGTTAGACAGGAAATGATGAACGTAGGATCATCGGGTATATTGACAAGTAAAATTAAAGTAGCGCCACCACCGGTGTTTATAGACGCATCACAGGGAAACAGATTATACAGAACAAAAAGTATAGTTAAACCTGAACAGAAAAAACTACAACGTGGACGTAATAAGATTATACTAACTGCGTCCCCAACGGAAATAGTAAATCAAAATATTATTCGTAATTTTGGATTGGAAAATATTAATGCAGTATTGGGTTCTCCAACCACGTTGTACACTACATTCGAAAAATCATTACAGACATTAAAGCAACATTATCAACAATATTATTATGTGAGTGTGGATCCAAATAAATTTATCAGAATTCTTTCCGAGTTTGGATCTATTTTGAATCAATCTATTGATTATTTTATTCCATCAAAGGCAACTATACTAAGTGGAATAACAATAGAACAAAATATTCTTGAACAAGTAAAAATTCCACCTTTGAAAAATATCAAAGTTTATGGAAAAGATACTAGACGTACATTGAACGCCGCGGCCTCTCTTACGCAAAGTAGAGCAGACTATGGCGCTACATTTAATCTATCTCAGACCGTGGAGGCGACCAATGATGCTGATGCACTGGGTAATTTAAATTCAATAAATTCAAATATTCAAGATATCGGATTTATAGAAATTGGAGGTGGATACCTTAATAAATCTGGATCATTGGTGGTAGATACTTCACTAGAAGGTAAAAATGAAAGACTGTCGGGAATATTAGACCCAAACAAACCAGTACCAGACGCACAGTATCTGCCGGCAAAGGGCGAGTTAAAAATTGTAAGTGATAATACCGGTAGTTTTGATTACTATAAAACGGCGCTTCCAATAAGAATGGAATCCAGTGCAAGTTATCAAACTTGGGTAACCGAGCTAGTTCCTATTATAGAATCAACTGGAAGTTATTCCACTGTTACCGCACAACTAGTTCCGAATTATGAAGTTGCCTCAAACGTGACTACGTACAATATAAAACA